CATCAACAAAGCTCGATGTAACCCAAGTCAACGCGATATTCGATCAGATCGAAGCTCGATGGAACAATGAGCATCCGTTTAGCATGGCAATGAACACGGACAGATCCCTCACAAAGTACATTGCCAAAGAATACGGAATGCCAAAGCGGTCAGCAGCCAGCTACGTCAATGCTTGGGAAGAGAACGGCTGCATCCAGACCACCATCGTATCAGCAAAGAGTAAGCAGAAGGGCATCCAAGTAATCAGTCGCCCAGTATCAAAAGCATGGAGTGCAGCATGAGCGAAAGAAAGCTAATCCAAAACATAATTAGGCAAGCAGAAATTATTATCAAAGATGCAGCAAGGCCACCAGTAAGAGGAACTATCGGACAACGTGCCGAAGGTATCAGAGCAATCGCAATACTGCTTCAAGAGCAAGAGGCAAAGCGCAACCAATGTGAGGACTGCGAAGGGAGCGGGGTCATAACGAGTGATGTTGCTCGGCCTCAGTCGTTCAGTCGTGACATTGGCATGATCGATGAGGTTGCGGTGACTTGTGAAGAGTGCCTCGGAACAGGTCGAAACGATGAATAATATGGTGGCGGAAGTAGGGCGGAAGTAGGCGGAAGTAATTGGCGGAAGTAACCCCCCGTACCCCTAAGTAACTACTTCCGCCTTTGCGCGGAAAGCAGTCACTGGGCTACGAGGTACGGCAGAACGTAGCAACGGAGTAACGTATGAATAGTAGCAGATACAACAGGCCAAAGAGATCCCGAAAGAAAACGTTCTCAACGGAAGAAAGTTATAAAGCGCCAGCAATGTGGTCGGATGTTAGGAAGCAAGAGGTCAGTGCAGCCGTTAACTCTGTCGATGAGGTTGCGCGTAACCTCGAACAGAAATGGGGCATCGGTAAACTCGAAAGACTTGCACCACCAAAACTTGCTGTAGCATTTGCACAAGCCACGGAAAATTTTAATGCAGCTTGCGAAGGTGATGACCTCAAATACCTGATTGCGAAGTGTGACAACCTGATCGATGGCTGGAAGGTACTCGAAGAAACAGCAATCAAAAACGGACACAAGCCTACGGACGTAGATATTTGGTATGCAGTCGCACCACCAGATCAAGGCAGCTACTCGTTTGCGCTGGTCAAACACCCCGCAGATCTCGCCAGTGTTTCACGCGAGGACGCGCAACGCGCTTACTCAATGGATGAAGTAATACGCATCATTAACGATTGGGAGTCGAGAATGGTGAAAGAAGTCAAAGAACATTTCCCGAAATCACACATCACAAAAATAGAGACAAAGGAGTTTAATGATGAAATCCCCTTCTAAAAATGAAGATATGAAAAAAATGGAAGCACAGTTCGATGAAGTGTTTGAGCGAACCGTTGATAAAAAAATGGAAGCACCAGTTACACCTAGAGTTGAAATGTTGCTGGAAACAATAGAGCTGGTATCCCAAAATAGAAACATCGATTATGGTGAGCCAGTGCAAAACATGGCGCGAACTGCTGAAATACTGGCGGCTTATATGGGTGATCGAACAGGGCGCAGTTTGGAAGCACAAGATGTAGCAGTGTTTGGGATTATACTTAAACTGGGCAGATTAGCCGAAAATCCGCTGCATAAAGATAGTGTCCTGGATATTGCGGGATATGCTAGTATTTTGTTCGAGTGTATTGAAAAAGAAAAGAGCGGCACATAGGCCGCTCAATCTATTCTCCGTTAATCTGCCATTCGATTTCTTTTAGAGCGCGATCGTATCCAAAAGCAATCATCAATAGCGTTGTGTGTATAGACATTTCACCGTTGGGGTGTTCACGCCAAATTTTACTAATATAATCATCTTCGCTTGGCGACATATGCAATTCTCCGTACCTCCAAGATTTAAGAATTTGCTTTGCTCGATCAGGTGTCACGATCCACCTCCCCAGCCTTTTGCTGAATCGATGCCGTGTAAAATTGCTCTAGCTTCGTAATAGGTTTCTTTTTTTGTTCCGAAACCTGACACAGTGTGTATTCCACCGCCATCATTAGCAATTCTTTGTATTTGGCATTTGCCATAAGCCTGACCCAAAATATAAACACCTTCGATAGTTCGAAACTTTCCGTTATCGTCTTTTTCATAAGCGCTTATAGGTTGGCCTAGTGCTTCGTTAATTCGTTTTATTTGCAGCTCGATGTCTGCAAGTGTCTTTCTATCTGACATATTTTCTGATCCTTCTGTTTTAGCTTTTCTTCAAGCTGTTTTACTTTTGCTTCGAGCAATTCAATTTTGGTTGCCCAGCCTGTCGGTTTTCGCTGGGATAACCTCCAAGCCTTTCGGCAGCTGGAGCAGTTCTTAAACCTGTCTTCTGGTTTATCTGCACTACAAGTCGCGCAATTAGTCATTGGTTGCCCTCTCTGGTGGTCGTTAGTGATCGCACCATAAGACGCACGGCTGACCGTGCGCCCTAGCTACGTTCAAAATATAAATAACCATAGGTATACGGTTATAAATAGCGAAACTGCTCCCAGCGCGTCTGTGAGTAGCTCCCAAGGCCTACTCCTATAATGGGTCACTGCTTCGATAAGTTGTTGCTTAATGTCTTCAGGCATCGGTCGTACCTTTCGACACCATACGCAAAACAGTTTGCTTGCATTCTTCTATTGTTTTTGCGGTGAGTGTGCTGGCGCATTCTCGTGCGCCTTCGAGGTCGTCATCAATGCTTTGCTTGTAACCTCCAGCCGTTACAGCTTGCCACAAATAAACAACTAATAATTTTTCATTGTTTTTTACATCTTCCCATGAGTCAGTAAAAAACTCTGGAACTTCTGTTTTTAATATTTCGCAATCTTTAGTTAATGTCATTATATTGATCCTTTCGTTTTAAATAATTTTGGCATTAATAACTCTTTTAATTCCTCAACAGTGCGGCCCGACATTTGCGAGACTTCCGCCAGCGTTGCGTTTAAATGAGTGTTATAATAATCAACAATGTCCTGATCTGATTGCAGGAAAAAATCCATTGCCGATACTGTCCACATTTTAGTTTGCATCTTTATTTACTCCCTCGATCCAAATTGAAATTGTGTTTTCTTCGAACCCTTTGCGGGTTGTAATCATTGCTTCGTAGTGTGTGCAGTTTTCAAAAATCTGATTTAAATAATTGCCGTTTAAATCGATAATTGGTCTGATCGCCGTGCCAGCAACCGTGTGCTTGCCGTTCGATGTAAAGCTCAACTGCAAACAGTCTTGAAGCATATCTTGATTTTCATCTTTTGGATCTGGAAAAACCTTATCAAACTTCATGCCTCGATTTATTCCATTGTCGAGCAAAAACTTTCCTTCGATCCATACGCGAGGCTTCCCGCGATTGTGCGCTATCTTAAATGTTTTTGTTTGCGCTGTATTTGTTGATGACAAATAAATGTCTGTCATATTACTGATCCTTTCTGTTGTAGTGCAGCAAGTCCCCATTGCGCCGCCATTTGTTCGGCAACTCTGGGAAAAAACTTGCTTCTGATTTTCCAGCGTTCAGCGCTGGGTGCAGCCTTGTGTACATCGTCACGGGCTGTAGTTCCGTCCAGCGTTCCAGTTCGTTCGAGTGCTGGTAGGTTATGCAACCAAAAACAGGTTTGCTTTTTCTGGTTGTCATCTTGGTTGTCATTCGTTGCAAAATGCCACGGATGAATAATTTGGTTAGCTTTACGCGGAAATGGTCGATTCGAGTATTTCTCAATTCTGTCTTTCGCGTGATAATGCATAATCGGATTTTCTACGGCTATGCATGGCGCGTCAGCGTTCCAGCAATCCGCAAACAATTTACAACCTTCTTCAAGGTCGTTCCAAATGTCCTCAAGCGTCTTGCCTTGAGCTTCTGCACTGGGTGCTAGTTCGTGTAACCATTTAACGCCGCTATTACATAAGCGCGTACATGGTGGGTGCATAATGCAAATCAAATCCCAGCTATCCATCTTCAAGGCGTTTCTAATATCGTCTTGAATATGTTTGTTTGTCTGGTCATCGCTTGGCAGTATGTCACAACTCCAAGCATCGAAGCCAAGCGCGTTAAACGCTTGGCGAACAATACCGCTAGTTTCACAACCAACTAAAACTTTTAAATCGCTGGGTTCCATTATTCAGCCGCTACCAATGGCGGCTGCTCACCTGAGTAGCAATAATCTTTATAGGTGTGCAGTAGTTCAATACTTGACCATGTGCGAATAACACTTGTGTAGCCGTCATTTTGTTCTTTAATATCGATGGTCATATTTCGCGTTCGAACACGGCGGATTAATCGATGCGCGTCTGCATCTTCCTCAAGTGCATAATATAGCTTACCGTTTAATACTCTGAAATATGAGTAACTGCTAAAATCATCGGCGCTTAATCCTATTAGTTTTACTATATCTTCACTAATAACAATCCAGCCATGTGAATTATCATAAAAGTAGTTTGCTTTTAACATATGATCTGATCCTTCTAATATGTCATTATTTGTCGATTGTTGCGACACCAACATCATACAACTTGGGGTATATATATCAACCTGTTTTTTTCTGATAAGATAAAAGACATAAAACGGAAGGTTTGAACGCTATGGGAATGATTAGGAAACGATCGATAACAGATCAGCAAAAAGACTTTGTAAATTACTTGGTCAGAGAAAGTAAAAACCCCACCGAGGCGGCACGGCTGGCTGGTTATGCTCACCCCAAACAATCCGCCTATGATTTAACCCGCAATCCATCGATTGCATTGCTTCTGCGGCAAACCCGACAAACAGTTTACCAAACGGAGCTTGCCAGTTTATCCGCGGATACTTTGCGAAATGTTATGCTGGACATAGACGCGCCAGCATCGGCGAAAGTGTCAGCAGCTCGAACGGCACTAGAACTGGCTGGGGATTTGGGCAAGAATGCAGACGATCCTACAAGTAATAGGTCACTGGCTGAGATGTCGCCAGATGAGCTTGCAACCATGATCGATCGCTGGGAACATGAGCGAGCAGAGCTTGCAACAGACATTACAGCGCAAAACTAGATAAAAGATTAATGATTACAATGCATCTAATGGTACAATCGGGACTATTTGCGTGATGCCTGGGTAAAAAGCAGATACTTCTGCCTGATCCGATCCCGATCCGAACCCGATCCGACCCCCCGCCCTACACCAACGTTACCAACGTTCCCTATTAT